CAAACTTAACGGCTCTTGCTCTTACGGTTGGCACCTCTGTTGTTAACACGACTGTGCTTGCAGCTGGCGCAAACGTTATTGCAAACACCACTTCGGTCCGTGTTGGTAACTCGACAGTAAACGCCGTTGCAACACTGACGGGACTTGTGGTTGCCAACTCGACCGCTACAACAACGGTCAACACAGCGCAAGTATCCGTCGGCGCTAACGTCATTGCTAACGCTACTGCTTTGTACGTCGGTAACTCGACAGTTAATGCGGTAACAACACAGACAGGCACATCATACCAAACTGCAGCACGAACGGTCGTTGTTAATAACTCCGTTGTTTCTGTCGGTGCCAACGTCATTGCTAACGCTACTGCTTTGTATGTCGGTAACTCCACTGTCAATAGTGTTTTGACACAAACAGGTCTAACAACCGGCAATTCCGTTGTCAATACAACACACATTGCCGTTGGTGCTAACGTTGTTGTCAATACTTCAACAATCTCTGTTGGTAACAGCACGGTCAACGTCCAGATCACATCAGCAGGATTTACAACATCCAATGCTACAGCGACGTTTGGTAACACAACGATAAATGGCTGGGCAAACGTAGCAACAACTCTCCAAGTTGCAGCAAACGCTTCGTTTGGTGCTAACGTCTCTATCACGAACAAACTAACAGCTAATACAATTGCTGTTAATGACCTGACAGTTTCTGGCAACCTCAACGTTACCGGTACGCTAACAACCATCAACGCTAACAACTTGACCGTTACCGATTCGATGATTCAGTTGGCGTCTGATAACACGTTAGGTGATGTTGTAGATATTGGCTTCTTTGGTAGCTACGAAGTGGGCGACGGTGGTGCACATGAACATACGGGTATGTTCCGTGATGCAAGTGACAGCGGTGTTTACAAGCTGTTCCACAAACTTGATCCTTCTCCAGCTGGTACTGTTGATACAGGTAACACGTCGTTTGAATTTGCAACACTGCAAGCGTTTATTAAAACGGGCGGCGCTGGCCTTACAGGATTTATTGCCAACGCTACGAATATTGCAATAACAGCAAACAGCACTCTTGCAGTCGCAATTGTCGCTAATACGTTATCTCTATCAACGCCGTTACCAGGTACTTCTGGCGGTACTGGATTGAATACGTTTACTATAGAAGACATCCTCGTTGCAAATAGTTCTAATGGCTTCCGTAAATTGAGTGCGGGCGCTGAAGGAACAATATTGCAGATTTCAGGTGGAGCAGTTACGTATAGTACGCTGGATGGTGGCACATACTAATTAAAAAGGTTTATTATGGCAAACATGGATGGTGAATTTATTAATCTGTTTTTACAAAAACAGAAAGAAGCGTTAAGTGAAACAATGTCTCGCTGTTTGATGGTTGAAACAAGACTATCACTCAGCGAGACAAAGCTCCAACAGTTAATAGAAACTCATAAGCAAATTTGTGATGAATATGAGCGGACACGAACATCTTTGACAGCTGAAATTCAAGCTCGAAAGGATATTGAACAATCTTTTATGGAGCTGAAGGGCCGCGCTGATGAGTTAGAAAACGCCGACGGGGAAAACAAACGCTTGCAAAAAGTCATTAACGGATTGAATGTGCAAATTGAGATTTTGAAGACAAAAGCAGATACGTCAACATCGCCGAATCTTAAATAAGATTCGTAACTCCTAGATAGGAACATCATGCCAAACAAATTTCAGGTCAAGAGAACGACCGTGTCTGGTCGTACACCAAATACAACTAATTCCTCAAACACGACGTTTATTGATACGGGCGAGCTGGCTCTCAACATAGCCGATGGTAAACTGTTTACTTCAAACGGTTCCGCTATTATTGAGTTTGGAACGGGCACTCCTGTTTATGATGCTAATGGTGCTTTAATAACACTCACATACGTAACGCAAATCACAAACGGACCTGCGTTTAGTGCGTACGGTGCTGCTAATACAAGTATAGCAACCAACACTTGGACTAAAATAGCTTTTGATACTGAGTCATTTGATACAAACAATTGCTTTGCAAATAGTAGATTTACTCCTTCTGTTTCAGGTTACTATCAACTAAACGCAACAGTTTCAACAGAAGCGGCTTTAGGTGCAAACGCTTTAATTTTGGCGCTCTTTAAAAACGGCAGCGAGTTTAAGAGAGGAGATCGCGGGTCAGGCAACACAGTAGGTCTCAGTCTTAATCAGGTTGTGGTTGCCAACACAGCAAACAGTGATTATTTTGAAGTATATGCAATTCATAATCACACAACGCTCGTAACTGAACAAGGTTCCTCAACAGGCCCCACGTTCTCCGGAGCGTTTGTCAGAGGTGTCTGATAAATAGTTAAAAAGGAGACACCATGGCCGTTCCAACAACAAGAACAGAATTCAAAGAATATTGCCTACGTAAACTAGGCAAACCAGTCATTGAAATCAACGTTGATGATGATCAAATAGATGACCGCGTCGACGAAGCTATTCGTTATTATTGGGATTATCACTTTGATGGCACGGAAAAGGTTTACTACAAACATCAGATCACTCAGACAGATATAACAAACAAATACATTACGTTGCCAGAAAACATCATTGGTGCTGTGCGCGTGTTTCCGATCGGTGATCCTTCTATTCGCTCTGATGATATGTTCAACATTCGCTATCAAATAGCGTTGAATGATCTCTACACTCTTACATCATATTCCATGCTGCCATACTATATGGCGATGCAGCATCTTTCTTTGATATCGGAATTTTTAGTTGGTCAGCAACCGATTCGGTACAGTCGTCATCGTGATAGGCTGTATGTCGATACTAAATGGGATAACTACAACGCCGGTGAATATCTGCTGATCGAGGCATACGAGGTATTGGACCCCGACACTTTTAGTGATATGTGGGCCGATCGTTGGCTTCAAAACTATGCAACAGCTAAAATTAAATTTCAGTGGGGAACAAACCTCACCAAATTTACAGGGATGCAACTTCCCGGTGGCGTTCAGTTCAATGGTGAGAAAATACTCAACGATGCAAAAGAAGAGATTGATGCCATGGAGAAAGAAATGTTGTCAAGTTATTCGCTGCCAGTAATGGACATGATTGGATAAATTTTGGCAACCAATTTCTTTTTCAACAACTTTCAAAGTAGCCAAGAGCAGCTACTAATTGAAAATTTAGTGATCGAATCAATTAAGATTTACGGTCACGATATAATGTTTCTACCAAGAAACACTGGTGTTGTTGACTCTATCTTCAAGGAAGATCAGAGAAGATCTTACACGTTGGCTGTGCCCGTTGAAATGTATATCAAAAACATTGAGGGGTTTGCCGGTGAAGGTGACTTTCTATCAAAGTTCAATATTCAAATTCGCGATCAAATTACGTTTACAATCGCGCGTAGGACATTCAGCGACGAAGTTGGAACTGCTTTAAATTTGCTTGACCAGGCAGATAGCGACAGAGATAGACCGCAAGAAGGTGATCTTATATACTTTCCCCTGAACAAAAAGATATTTGAAATAAAGTTCGTTGAGCACGAGTCTATCTTTTATCAGCTAGGCGCCTTGCAAGTGTATGATTTGAAATGTGAGTTGTTTGAGTATAGTAACGAGCATTTTGCAACCGGTATAGCAGAGATCGATCGTCTGCAATCCGACTTTACTTTGAGTATGGGAGATGCTGCTGGTATCATGACGGAAAGCGGTCTTCTTCTTACAACAGAAGATGGGTATCCTTTCTTGCAAGAAAGCTACGACATTAATGATAATGATCCTCTTGCACAAAACGATGAATTTGAATCGACAGCAGACGCGTTCATTGACTTTACAGAACGCGATCCGTTTAGTGAGGGAACTTACTAATGTTTGGTCATATTTTTTATCACGGTCTAATACGTAAGTATGTTTCACTGTTTGGTACTTTGTTCAATGACATATACATCAACGTACCTGATGACGCTAACGTCAACGAAATAGTGACACTCAAGGTTCCAATCAGTTACGGTCCTCGTGAAAAGGTATTGGCACGTGTAACAGCAGATCCAAATCTCAACAGAATGCCAGCGGTTGTGTTACCAAGAATGGCTTTTGAAATGGACAGTATTACGTATGCGCCTGAGCGCAAACTCAATACCGTTGGTAAACGCTATGCAGCAGACACAACATCAACCAATAAACTTAAATACACATATAATCCTGTTCCGTATGATTTAAAATTTACGCTTTCTATTCTCGTGAAGAATGCTGAAGACGGTACACGTATAGTGGAGCAGATTCTTCCATTCTTTACACCTGAGTGGACAACGACGGTGGAGTTGATCCCTGACATGGATATTGTTGTCGATATTCCTCTTGTCCTCAACTCGATAAACGTACAAGATGATTATGAAGGTGATTATGATAAGCGCCGATACATCATGTGGACACTGTCGTTCACTATGAAAGCATATATGTACGGTCCGATTCGTAAGAGCAATGTCATTAAATTTGCAAACGTTAATGTTTACTCTCTTGGACCAAATACTCTTGTATCGACTACTAATGTTCGACCAGGTCTTACCGCAAATGGTACACCAACGTCTAACAGCGCAAACTCTATCGACATTACGTACATAAATGCCGATGATGATTATGGTTATATTGTAACGAAAACTGATAATATATGAGTGATGATCAAATAGCGAAAACTCTTGATCTTGTGCCTTTGCAACAGTTGCCCGTTGCTGTATCGCAGAATGAAGCACAAGTTAATGATGACTTTGAGTATGCTCGAGGTAATCTCATTGCTGCAATAGAGAAGGGACAAGAAGCTCTTACAGACATTGTAAGTGTTGCTGGTATGTCACAACACCCAAGAGCATATGAGGTTGTTGCTACTTTGTTAAAGACAGTTGCAGACGCAAACAAAGACTTGTTAGAATTACAAAAACGTAAAAGAGACTTGACCGGTGAATCGCTATCACCACCTACAACTGTCAACAATAATTTATTTGTAGGCAGCACTACAGAGCTCCAACAATTGATAAAAAAACAACGTAATGAGCAGAAAGATCAATGACGCCTATCTTGGCAATCAAAACTTAAAGCGCTCTAATGTAAAGCATGAATGGTCTGCTGAACAGGTTAGTGAATGGCTCAAGTGTGCTCAAGATCCTGAATATTTCATTGAAACGTACATAAAGATTGTTAACGTTGACAGGGGTCTTGTTAACTTTAAGTTGTATGAATATCAAAAAGAGATTGTTGATCTCTCTGTAGCAGAGCGTTTTGTCATATGTAAAATGCCGCGTCAGTGCGGTAAAACAACCACCCTTGTTGGAATAATGCTGTGGTACGTGTTGTTTCACGAAACTTACAGCGTTGCAATTCTAGCTCACAAACTTGCTCAAGCTCGAGAAATTCTTTCCCGTATTCAATTGGCATATGAACATTTGCCAAAGTGGTTGCAGCAGGGTATTGTTGAATGGAATAAAGGATTTATTGAACTTGAAAATAAGTCAAAGATTCTAGCATCAGCAACTTCTTCTAGCGCTATCCGTGGTGGATCTTTTAACTTGGTGTACCTTGATGAGTTTGCATTCGTTGAAAACAACATGCAAGAATCGTTCTTTGCTTCTGTTTACCCAACCATTTCTTCTGGTGAAACGACCAAGGTTTTAATTACATCCACGCCAAACGGTCTTAATATGTTCTACAAAATATGGACCGATAGCGAAGAAGGTAAAAATAATTACAAGCGGATAGATGTTCATTGGAGTGAGGTACCCGGTAGGGATGAAAAATGGAAAGAAGAAACAATACGGAACACATCAGAAGAACAGTTCCGTGTTGAGTTTGAGTGTGAATTTATTGGATCTTCACATACACTTATTAGTGCAACAAAATTAAGAACACTAAGATCAATAAGGCCCGTCGTCTCCAATGCGGATACAAATGTGTTTAGTCAGCCAGTGCCTGGAAGACAATATGTTACTGTAGTGGATACCGCTCGAGGTGTGCAGGGTGATTACTCAGCGTTTGTTGTGTTTGACGTATCAGAGCTACCATATAAAGTAGTTGCCGCATATCGTAACAATATGGTTTCTCCACTTTTGTATCCGAACGTTGTGTATCAGCTCTCAAAACATTATAACAACGCATACATTCTTGTTGAAACAAACGACATTGGTGAACAGATAGCAAGTATTCTTCAAGGTGATTTAGAATACGAAAATCTTCTCACCACCGTTAACAATGGTCGAAGCGGCCAAGTAGTGTCGCCTGGCTATGGACAGCAAACGCGGTTAGGTGTACGTACAACAAAAGCAGTCAAACGCATGGGGTGCATGGGGTTGAAGACTCTTGTTGAAAGTGACAAGCTGTCAATAAATGACGAACGTATTCTTTATGAACTATTCCGTTTTGTAAATATTGGCGAAAGCTACGAAGCAGAAGAGGGGCATGACGATTTGGTAATGTGTTGTGTCCTTTTTGCTTGGGCAATCAATCAGCAGTATGTAAAGGAACTCACTAGTGTCGACTTGCGTCAGAAATTGGAGCAAGAAAATGAAGAGGCGTTAGATGAGAGCATGCTACCAATGGGAATTATCAGTAGAGGTGAGTCAGTAACAAACTATCCCGTTGCAACGAAAAAAAACGATGATTCGTGGATTTTTGCTGGCGATGACGATTATGACGCGGTAATGCTGGACCGCCATACTTCTACTGTGCACTAAGAATTAGAAACCCCAAAATTATAAATACCAGCGACTCATCATCTATCTTTCAAATAATAATACCTCAGAGGGGAGATAAACATGCCATTTCAAGTTAGTCCTGGCGTAAATGTAACTGAAATTGATCTGACCACAGTTGTCCCCGCTGTTTCTACCACAGAAGGTGCTCTTGCCGGTGTATTCCGTTGGGGCCCTGTAGAAAAGCGCACTCTCGTCGACTCAGAAGCAAATTTGGCTGCACGTTTTGGTAAGCCTACCAATCACAACGCTGAAACATTCTTTACTGCAGCAAACTTTTTGTCGTACGGCAATAAGTTGTATATTGTTCGTGTTGCTAATACAACATCATCTGATGCAAACGTCGTTAGCCGTAACGCTGTTGCTAACGTAGCAGCAATCTCGGACATGAACAGTTTCATTATCAAAAACAGCGATCACAAAGAAACAGTTACGACACTTACAAGTGACACCGATGCAATGTATGTTGCAAAGTATCCAGGTGCTCTTGGAAGCTCACTTAAAATTTCCGTTTGCGACTCAGCTAATGCTTACAGTTCAAACATTGATATGGGCGACTACACGGGTGGATCTTATCTTATTAATGCAACATCAAGTGCAATAGAAGCTAACATTGGTTCCGCAAACGTTACACTACGCGTTATTCCTGCAACCGGAACACTTGCTCAATCAAATACAGCAGCTGCAGATATTGTCAGCAAACTTACAGTCGGTGATTACATTCAAGTTGGTAATACCACTGTCGGTATCCAAAACATGAAAATTGCAGCCATTGGTACACCAGCTTATGCAAACTCGACTGGTGGTACAACAAGCAACACAGAAGCACGTGCTATCATTCAATGCGAAAATGTATATGCACTTTCGCAAAACACATCAGCAAACACATTTACACGTAAGTGGGAGTTTTTCAACTCGGTTGATGCTGCACCTGGAGTATCCACATACCAGGCAAGCTTTGGTGCAAATACAAGCGCGGTAGATGAACTGCACGTCGTCGTTGTCGATGAGGATGGTTTGTTCACCGGTGTACCAGATACAATCTTGGAAGTATTCAACGGTGTATCTCGCTCGAGCGATGCTAAAACCCAGGACGGATCTACTAACTTCTACGAAACAGTTATTAATCAAACTTCAAATTATATTTGGTTTGCAAATCAACGTAGTGGCGCAGCAAGCAGCAACTCGGCGAGCGTTGCTTCTTCGACGAACACAAAACCAATGACGCTATCATTCCAAGGCGGTACGGATGGAGGAGACGAGGCAACAATTGCCTTGGCTTCTGTTCTTCTTGGATACGATTTGTTTGCATCAGCAGAAGATGTTGATGTGTCGTTGATTCTAACAGGTAAGTCACGCGGCGGAACAAACGGTGAACAACTTGCAAACTACTTGATTGACAACATTGCAGAAAATCGTAAAGACTGCGTAGTGTTCTGCTCACCAGACAAAGCTGATGTTGTTAACAATGCCGGTGATGAATCAAACGACATTGTAGCATTCCGTAATGGTCTGCGCAGTACATCGTATGCCGTCATTGATTCTGGCTACAAGTATCAGTACGACAAGTACAACGATATGTACCGCTGGATTCCAATGAACGGTGATATTGCTGGTCTGTGTGTTAGAACAGATGATACAAGAGATGCATGGTGGTCTCCAGCTGGATTCAACCGTGGTCAAATAAAAAATATTGTTAAGCTGGCTTACAACCCACGTAAGGCGGACCGTGACATTCTGTATAAAGCTGGTGTCAACCCTGTTGTTACATTCCCTGGTCAAGGAACCATACTGTATGGTGACAAGACTCTGCTTGCTAAGCCGAGCGCGTTCGATCGTATCAACGTTCGTCGTCTGTTTATTGTTCTTGAGAAAGCGATTGCAACAGCAGCTAAGTTCACCCTGTTTGAATTCAATGATGACTTCACACGTGCTCAGTTCCGTAACCTGGTTGAGCCATTCTTGCGTGATGTTCAGGGACGTCGTGGTATCTACGACTTCAAGGTTGTTTGTGACACAACAAACAACACAGGAGAGGTAATAGATCGTAATGAGTTTGTTGGTGACATTTATATTAAACCAGCTAAGAGCATTAACTTCATTCAGTTGAACTTTATTGCTGTTAGAACAGGTGTTGAGTTCTCCGAAATTGTCGGTCAGTTTTAATTGATAAATAAAGATAAAGGAGAACAAACATGGCGTTTAACGTAAATGAGATCAGAAGTCAACTGACACTAGGTGGCGCACGTGGCAACCTATTTCAGGTGACTTTTACAAATCCAGCAAACAGTATTGCGGATATTAAGGTCCCGTTTCTCGTTCGTGCTTCACAGATTCCTGAGTCCACACTAGGTACGATCGAAGTTCCATACTTCGGTCGTAAAGTTAGACTTGCTGGTGACCGTTCATTCGGTGACTGGTCTGTGACAGTCATCAACGATGAGGATTTTTTGATTCGTAATGCAATGGAAGAGTGGTCAAGCAAGATCAATTCAAATCAAACAAACTTGCGTGGCTTTGGTGCTGCATCACCTCTTCTATATAAATCAACAGCGGAAGTAACACAATTCTCTAAGACAGGTGTTCCTATTCGTTCGTACAAATTCAATGGAATTTTCCCTTCGTCAATCTCCGCGATTGATCTAAACTGGGGCGATACAGATTCTATTGAAGAGTTTAATGTAACCTTCCAGTACGACTGGTGGGAAGTGAGTGGCGGTATCACCGGTAGCGGTGGCGGAGCTTAATAAGAGCTGAGCGCCGGGAGGCGCTCTCCTCTTTAATGGAGTAATTATGGCAAATTTTTTCGGCTTCGAGATTCGACGCGCGAATCAGGAAGCAGTCCAGGATAAACAACCAACTTTTGCACCAGAAGTCCACGACGATGGTGCTGTTGTTGTTGCTGCTGGTGGTGCTTATGGTACGTATGTTGATCTCCAAGGCGCAGCAAGGACAGAAGCGGAGCTTGTAACAAAGTACCGTGAAATGTCAATGCATCCTGAAGTTGAACGTGCAATTGATGATATCCTGAACGAAGCAATTGTCGTTCAGGAAAAAGAAAAGATTGTTCAAATTAATTTAGACGATACTGGTCTTTCAACTAACATTCGCAAATTAATAACAAACGAATTCAACAGCATATTGACGCTGTTGGATTTTAATAAATCAGCATTTGATATCTTTAGACGGTGGTATATTGACGGAAGAATTTATTACCATATCATTATTGACGTCACATCGCCGCAGGATGGTATTAAAGAGCTACGATATATTGACCCACGCAAACTACGTAAAATAAGAGAAGTAAAACGTAAGCGCAATAAAGATACACAAGCAGTAAGCGTACAAACACACCAAGAATATTTCATTTTCAATGAGCGTGGGTTTCAAAACAAAGCCGGTGAGATTGGAACAAACTCAGCGGTACAGGGTCTCCGTATTGCACCAGACAGTATCGTTCATGTAACGTCTGGTGTTCTCGATCCTAATAATACAGTCGTTCTTTCACATCTACATCAAGCGATCAAACCTCTCAATCAACTTAGAGCCTTGGAAGACGCAACGATTGTTTATCGGATATCACGTGCTCCTGAGCGTCGTATATTCTATATTGACGTTGGCAACCTTCCGAAAATGAAGGCTGAACAATATCTTCGCGACATGATGCAGCGTCATAAGAATAAAGTTGTTTATGACTCTACATCTGGCGAAGTAAGAGACGACCGTAAGTTTATGACAATGCTGGAAGACTATTGGTTCCCTCGTAGAGAAGGAAGTCGCGGCACTGAAATAACCACTTTGCCAGCTGGCCAAAACCTTGGTGAGCTATCTGACGTTGAATACTTTCAGCGCAAGTTGTATGAATCACTAAACGTACCACCATCTCGTCTCCAGCAAGACGGTACGTTTATGTTTGATCAAACAACAGAAATATCTCGCGATGAAATTAAATTCACAAAATATATCGATCGTCTGCGTGCTCGCTTCAATGAAATCTTCTTGACAGCTTTGGAAAAACAGCTGGTCCTTAAAAATGTAATGACAGAGGATGATTGGAAGCTAGTAAAAAATCTCATCTCTTTTGATTATACAAAAGACAATTATTTTGAAGAAAAGAAACAAGCTGCTGTTATTCGAGATCGTATGATGACAGTACAGCAAATGGATCCATACATCGGTAAGTATTTTTCAAACGAGTGGGTCCGTAAACACGTGCTGTATCAGTCGGAAGAAGAGATGGAAGAGATGGATGAGCAGATTATGGGTGAGCAAGAGAATCCTCTGTATCAGCCTCAAGTTGATGAGAACGGTAATCCCGTGCAAGGCGGAAACGCACCACAAGGTCAAGCACTATCTCAGGGCCCTGGCGGCGGCGGATTTAGTTCAACAGCACCGACTGAACAGAATAACTAAATAAATTGGAGAAAAAAATGAGTGATAAACAATACACTATTGCGGACATGATTGGTGCTGTTAGAGACAATAGCCCAAGTGATTTTCAGACAGCCTTTGATGCAATTATTGTACAGAGTGTTGCTGATCGAGTAGAAGCTGAAAGAAAAGTTGTCGCTCAACAATATTTAAACGCCGAAGACGAATCTTCGGAAGAAAACGAGGAAACATCTGATGAAAACTCTGAAGCAAGTGCTGGAAGCGAAGTCTGATAAACCAGAACCAACGTCACCAATTGAACCTGATTCGATAACAGCTCTCGTTCCAAAAACAAAGGACGAGAAGCGTTTTATGGACAAGCACGTAGTGCAAAAGGTTGCTGATCGTAACGGCAACGGTGATGATGTTTTCAGAGCATCGAATATTAACTACAGCGATCGTACCCCAACTCGTCATGGATATAATCCACAAGAAGATCAAAAAGTATATGAAGAAAAAGGTATGAAAACGCTGGTGCAAATTCTTGGCGAAAAACATCTTACTCCTGCAGAAAAAAAGAAGCGCGAAGATATTGCTCAAGCAATGGAACGTGATAATCCAGGAATGGATAAGTCAAAGAAAATGGCAATTGCTACTGCGCAGGCCAAGAAGGTTGCTGAAGAGGTGCTAGACGAAAGAGTAAAAACAACTCATGAAGATCCTCTTGTAACAGTACATGATAAAGATGGTTTGCACACTCATGCAAACCTGTCCGTAGCAAATAATATATTTGGCACCAAAGTAAAACATACAGATGTCCACGCTGGTAAAACAAAAGCTAAAAACAGAGATGGTGATGAGTTAACATTTGCTATCTCCAAACATCACGCTGCAGCTCTAAAAGAAGATGTAGAGCTTAACGAGGCAGCACGTCACGAACAATATGCAACATATCACGCTGGAGTAAAAGATATGTTGAAAAAGCTCGGTGCACACGTAGATGCACATAAAGAAGCTGCAATGGCACCTACAGAGTGGAACAAAGAAAAAGGTGGCAATATGCATTCCGGCCATGTGTATGCAATGAAAAACCTGCATCGCACGTTACAGGATATGCATGATGGATTGCAGCAAGACGTTGAATACGCACAGCCTCCAAAGCCAATCAAAATGAAGGAAGAGGTTGACCTGTTTGAGTGTTTTAACGACAGCGTACGTGAGCAAGTAAAACAAGTGTTTGATCTGCTCGATGACACAAACAAGCAAACGATGATCGAGATGATTGAGTCGGAAGAGTATGACTCAGTTGTTGAAATTGTTCAGGAGGTGTTAAATGCCTGACGTAATTAAATTAAAAGGTACAGAGGTCACTCTCTCAACCACTGCTAACGCTGTTGGTGGTGCAACAATTGTTCGCTTGGTTCATAGTTCTTCTGGCAACGCAGACCGTATTCTAACACAAGCATATGCAAACGGTACAACAATCGCTAACACACATTTATTAGCTGGTGAAACGTTGTACCTTCTTAAAGGTGCGACGGACACACTGAAAGTTGATACGGGCACTGACGTTTACGCTGTTGGCGTTGCTTATAGTTAAGGTCTAACATGAAATTAATTACCGAATTAAACGAAGAAGTTAAATATCTCGTCGAAGAGCGAGAAGGTAAGAAACATTATTTCGTCGAAGGCATTATAATGCAGGGTGACATACAGAACCGCAATGGACGTATGTACCGCATCGAAACGCTCGAACGCGAAGCAAAAAGATACAACGAAGAATATGTTACAAAGAACCGCGCTTATGGAGAGTTAGGTCATCCATCTGGTCCTACAATTAATCTCGAGCGTGCTTGTATCATGTTCAAAAATCTTCGCCGCGAAGACTCAAATATTGTTGGTAAGGCCAAGGTTCTTGATACTCCCATGGGACAAATTGTTAAGGGATTAATTAACGAAGGTGCTTCTTTAGGTATCTCATCCCGAGGCATGGGCAGTATTGCAAAAAATAAAGATGGTATCATGGAAGTTCAAGATGATTTTTATCTTGCAACGGCTGGTGATATTGTTGCTGACCCTTCCGCTCCTGATGCCTTTGTTCGTGGCATTATGGAGGGTGTAGAGTGGGTGTGGGATAACGGTCTCCTTAAAGCTCAAAAGCTAGAGCAGTACAAGGAAGAAATTAACCGTGGTGCTCGCCAGAGAATTTCTGAAGAGACAGCAATAAAAGTATTTCAGCAATTCTTAACAGATCTATCGAAAAGTTAATTTTATAAATAAATAAAAAAAGGAGCTTTACATGACCGTTAAAAAGACACAACTGGACGAAAAGATCCAAACCGGTGGCGGTGCTACTGGTGTTGCGCATACAGCAGATCCTGTTGATAAAAATGCAACGTTGCCTGTTGGTAATCACAACAATGGCCAACAAACTGCAGACAAGATTGCTGCTGTTACTCCTGGCCAAGGCGAGGAAGAGACAAGCACGGAAAATAATGTCAAGACAACTGGCGATGCTGCCGGTGGTAACAAGGCATCTGTTGGTATGAAAGGCAGTGCAGCTGCACCTGGCCAATCATATTCTTTTACACCTAACGCTGTTAGAGAGGATGTTGAGGCAATGTTTGCTGGATCAGAGTTGTCTGAAGAATTTAAAGAAAAGGCTACTGTAATTTTTGAGGCTGCTGTTACTGCAAAAGTAAATGAAGTAACAGAACAGCTCGAAGAGCAGTACAACACAGCTCTTGCTGAAGAAACAGTTCGTATCGAAGCAGAGCTAACAGATGGTATTACAAAATACATGGAATATGTTGCTGAGCAGTGGCTCGAGCAGAATAAGGTAGCTGTTCAAGCTTCGTTGAAGTCTGAGCTGACAGAAAACTTTATTGCTGATCTCAAGAATCTGTTTGAACAACATTACATTTCTATCCCTGAGGATAAGTTCGACGCAGTCGAAGCTATGCAGGAAGAAATGGCCGAGTTGCAACAACGCCTCGACAGTGTCATGGAAGAAAACATGACGTTGAAGTCTGAAGTGGCTGAGTCTGCACGCGCAAATATTCTTGCTGATGTTGCTGAAGGTCTTGCTGCTACACAAGCAGAAAAGCTGACAGCACTTGCAGAAGGTGTTGAGTTTGATACAGCAGAAAACTTCCGTAAGAAGTTGGAGATCGTGAAGGAAAATTATTTCCCAACAGATAAGCCTAAATCAAACGCAAAAGCACTGATGGAAGAAGTGCAAGAAGAGACTGAACAGAAAGCATCAGC